GATTGCCCACTGGCTTTCTTCTCTATTATTATAATGTCTGGATCGTGTTCATCAAATGCATCTTGTGCATTACTTCGTAACTCTGGATATTCAAATCGACCTCGAACATTACCTAATAAAATTAAATTACCGATATCTCGTTCAACTCCTTCACTATCAGTTTCAGTTGTAACAAAGATGCCCCATGTTTGAATGACACTATAATCTGCCGTTGTTCTTGTTGAGAATGCTGTGTCCATAGTCTGTATTATAAAATCACACTGTGGTGGTTCTTCTTCATCCCAGATTCTAAACCACGACTTTTTAAGAATACCACCTTCGTCTGGTACTGGGTTCTGCATATACAATGATTCCCAATATCGTGAACCGTTGTGTCTACGAATTTCTGCTTCATCATTCTCTAATATTTCTTTTGGTTTCCATTCTGGAAAGTATGACTCACCGACTGGTAGGTTAAGAATTTTACTGCTACTATCATCAACCCACGCAGGTATTCGTATAACTTCCCAGTTCATAGCTTTGTCTGTACCGTCACCTTGACTGGATAATAACCAACCACAAATATCATCCTCGTGATATCGTGTATTAATAATAACAATAGAGCCGTTCGGCATAAGTCTGGTTCGTAAACCAGCAGGATACCATTCTTTAATGTAACGACGACCCGCTTCACTAAATGCATCTTCCTCTGACATTACGTCATCAAGTAAAGCTACATGCGCACCACGACCAGCTATCTGTGTCCGTACACCAGCTGCTACATATACACCGTTCTTGTTTGTCTGCCACTTACCCGCAGCTCTAACATCGGATCTTAACTTGACTCCCTCAAATATTGACTGATAGTCTTGGTCATTTACCACATCTCTTACACTTCTACCAAAGTCAGAGGCTAATTGATCACTGTGCGATACCGATAGTATCTCATGATTAGGGTGTCGACCTAGATACCACGCAGGAAATAGTTTAGAACAGATAAGAGATTTAGAACTACGTGGTGGTAAGAATACCATTAATCTTTTAATAGAACCTTCTTCGACTTGTTGTAGTTTTTTACTGATAACATCTATGTGCTTACCCATTTTAAAGTCAGCGACAAGTTTTGGGGCAAAGGCTTCTATGAATCCAGAGAAATTATCACGAACATTTTGGAATGCAAGGTGACGAAGTTTAGCAATATCCTCGTCGCTTATAGATTCATTACTTTTTAGGGTCATTGTTTGACGATACGACTTTGAGACCTGCAATTTTTACCAGTCTTTCCACGTCTTTCTTCTTATCACCACTCTCAAAGCCAGTTGTCTTTACAGTCTGCTCTACTTTATCTACAAACATGCCTAAATGTTTAGCAATATGCTCCATAGATTTGTTTGCATTTGTAAAATCACTGTCTTGCATAGCTTCATTGTAAACTTTTGCTAGTCTTTCAAGAACTTTTTCTTTTGTCCACGTAATTTTAGTTACAGCTTCGTCTTGATACTCTTTAATTCGCTCCATAACCTTTTTATTTTTCATAATTACCCTAGCTTTAGCTCTCGTTCGTGCATCATTCTTGTCTGGTTGGTACCCTGCGGCTAAATATGCCTTGACTTCATCCCCATGACCAGCAAATTCCATGCAAAATTTCTCTTGCATAGCTGTGAGTCCACGAAATGTAGGAACTTTTACGTTATTATCTTCTGGTTTTTCTAACATTCTCTTTTCATACTCCTCTGGGTTGTGTTTTTGTATCCGTCTTAGTCTTCGGCGCTCTAATTCTTTCTGTATTTCTCTTAATTCTTCGCCACCTCCATATATTCTCGCCTCTCTTTTAACTTTATGCAAGTTAATTAGCTCTTCTTCTGTCATTTTACCGTAGAGAATATGTACTTTTTTCTTTGTCATAGTCTTAAAAACTTTGAAGGGAGGATAATAACCCACAACCATCACTCCCTTCTCTTCATATACCAGGATTCCAAAGCTGTAGGAGACAAATGAAGCTTAAAACTTAGTCAAATTAGGACATAACTAAGTGGATTCGACTGGTAGGAATAATATAAACGACTAATTGACAATATGCAAGTGATTGTTTATGATCCAGTTTATGAGACCCGAAGATTTTTTGTACCAACCCATGGTTATTTTAGACAATCGAGTGATGGAATATCAGTTCTGTATGCAAAACATTCAGAATCCTAAAGGACATTACATGGAGTTTGGTGTGTTTGAAGGCAAATCTATAAATTATCTAGCCAGTTTAAATAAGAAAGTAACCTTTCATGGTTTTGATAGCTTTGAAGGATTACCTGAACAATGGTTCATGGGTCATAAAGTTATTGAGAAGGGACACTTTGCCGTATCGGAACTACCTAAAGTTGTTCCTAATGTTGTCTTACATGAGGGGTGGTTTGAAGATACTATACCGATTTGGAAAAAAGACCACAAAGAACATATATCATTTATCAATATCGATTGCGATTTATATAAGTCTACGCAAACAATTCTCTCACTACTTAATGATCAGATTGTTAGTGGTACCTTATTGCGCTTTGATGATCTTCTGCCCTCCCACATATCCCCATATCCAAAGTGGGAGGAGGGAGAATGGAAAGCTTTAAGTGAATGGTGTGTAAATTTTAAAAGAGAGGTTGTACCGATGGCCAGATCGTGGAAACAAGGTTGTATTATGAAAGTTGTAACATGATAAATACAAGTATTGGACGAACTTGTATCTATACATGTGGTCATATCATTATAGCCGTGAATGTTGTTTATTGGTTAACCGGAGCTTCATTACTTGAGTCTGGTGTTGTAGCTTTAATTGAGCCATGTATCAATGGATGTTGGTACTATTTACTTGATAAACTATGGTCAACACAAAGGAGTAGTTAATGGTAGAACGTATTATGGACCCTAAAAATATTAGAGCCGATCATTTAGAACGATATAACTTTGCCGTCAAGAGATTAAAGGACCTTAAACCTGAAAACATTTTAGATATTGGTTGTGGTATTGGATATGGTTCTGTGATTATGCATAACTTACTATGCGCCTCGATTGACTGCATTGATAAATCAACAGAAGCGCATGATGTATTTGAAGAAGCTTTTAGCCGTGATGTCGGTAAGGTTAACTACATTGTCACTGACATTACTAAGCTGGAACCACGCACGTTAAGACCCGTCTATGATGCTGTCGTATCGTTTGAGTTTATTGAACACATACCACCAGAGTTGGCGCAAGATGTATTTGACCTGGCTGCAGAGAAGTCCGATATATTTATAGTGTCGTCTCCGAACGAATGTGTACGACCCCACCAACTACCACCAATCAATGAGTTTCATTATAAACATTACACTCCAGTTGAGTTTGAGGCTATGGGTAAACAAGCAGGATTTACAGATGTAGAATTCTTTTGCCAGACTAGTGGTAAACACTACACGGTAAGACCCGGCTTAGAGCAAGGGAAGTTTATGATCGGTGTCTTTACAAAGGCTAAAGTTTTAGGTGGGGGTATGGGTACCCTAGATTTACAAGTAAGGGGCCATATTTGAAAATCTGCTCATTTTATCTATGGTAGACACAATATATAAAAGCTGCTGCACGGTGTATTTTTTTCGGGCCCCATAGTAAAAAAGCCTACCCCTATTGCTAGAGGTAAGCTTTTTAATTTGTCAAGCTAAATTATTTATTTAGCTAAACCCTCTTTCAATTGTCTGATAACTTGATTGACAATTTCTGAAGTATCCAAGTTTGCCGTTGGACTACTAGCAACTTGATTGTTAGGTACATGAGCTATTCCAGAAAGTCCAATGCCTTCACCATTAGCCAAACATTTACCTAAAAGCATTACGCCTTGATAAATGCTATTAGTCTTTGGCGTCTCAAGTTTGGTGAAAAACTTCTGCCAATTGGCGAACGTCATTCCTTTGCCTAAAACAGAACTATGGATAATCTCATTGCTCTTTAGTTGAGACCATGAAACAAAGTCAAACTTTTCTGCTTGAAATTCCATAGCCTTGGCAAGGTTATTATGGTTAATGGTATTCAGAAAAACTTTAGTATTTCCTAAAGTATAAACTTCATTGCCATTGTAAGATTCTTTTTTAAGAGTCTTACCATTCACAGTATTAACGATTTTTATATCGTTTTTATTTTTAGTCATTTTTACATCCTTTGTAAAAGTTAATATCCTAATTTAGAACCATTCTAAACTAGGTTCGTGGGACTAATCCACAATTTTAGACTAACAGATTCCAACTAATAGTCAAGCCGATTCTTGAAAGCCTTGCTCACCGTGGCTTTCCAAGGTTGTTTAGAACCGTTCTAATTAGGGATTCATAGCAAATTATAAAATTTAAGATAAATGAATGTTTTAGTATCATACGCAGAAGAGACGCATCCCTATAACGCATTAACGCGTTAACACATTACGATATACCTATAAGACACCAGGTATATATATAACACATTGACCTGGAAAACCATTATATATCAATAACATGTATTTAATTATGGGCAAAAAAAGGTCTTGCAATCGGTCGGAGTTTCGGTTAGTCTGGAATCATCAAGGAATTTTCCGAAAGTTTTGGGATATTTCTTGATTAATAATAATAACTTATAGACTATTCTAGGGAGTTGTATGGATATGAATATACTCATATTAGACGACCTAGTCTTATAACAACATACACTATTCTGGGATAATCCATATTTCCTTCCCAATACAGTCCTAGAATAGTGTATTAACAAAGGAGATAACTAATGGGAACTGTAATAAAGTCAACTGCTAGTAAGAACATTGGTCTTAAAAGAAGTTGGGGTGGAGAACGATATAAAGGTCAAACGATTAGTATCGTGAACCGAAAAAATAAATTTAATAAAATACTAAAGTCTGGAAAATTTAAGCATCCATTTGAGGATATATTCATTGACGATGCATTAAGGATAAACAGACATCAAGCAAAGTTTCTTATTAAAATCCTAAGAACTAAACTTGTTAGAAAGAAATTAGCTAATGATTTAGAGAAATGGGTTAAGAATAAGGAAGAACCAGACTACTCGGTAGAGTGGTTAGGATAATATAAATTTAACAAGGAGATAACTAATGAAACAATCTAATATATCAGAAGAGGGTAGAGTCTATTGCTACATCAAAGTTCCAGAGATTACCAATGGTCAGTATCTGGGCAAATGGAGACTAGCTAGAGCTTATGAGAATGAGTCTGGTTATTATCCCTATGGTAAACAAAACAAAGACGACCCTTTAGAGGTAGATAAGTTTGTCGGAACATCTGACCAGATTACCTCTATTGTTAATCGTTGGAATGATAGAATTGGTGTTAGCAAACAAAGAGCCTTTGAGATAGAGGCATCAACAACATTTTAACAAGGAGATAACTAATGCTTAAACTATATCAATACTTAGATAAAGAACATCTAGATGATAATCACGAACTATCTGATGAAGAGTGGAATGATTTTGTAGTAAAAAATCAAGACTATTTTGCCGACAGATGTTCTGAAATAGCTAGAGATTTATTCACAGACCATATGCTAAAACATTAACAAAGGAGATACTATGTCTAGATGTTTAGACGACGTCGTTGATATTCAAGATGCAATTATAGTACTGGAAAAACTTAACTTAAATAGTCCAGTACACCATGAAGAATCTACTGACGAACTTAATAATTCAAAACTTATTGTCATAAATGATTTATATGAACAACTAGAAACTCATATAGAGCATGACATTTCACACTATACTAAATCAGATATTAAGAAACTGTATCATCAAAGATTTATTGATGAATACGATATATTAAACAAAACGGAAAGGATATAACATGACTTGTTTAATTAATATTCGTAAAGAGTTTGATGCACTAGCATCTAACTGGATTAACGATGAAGAGAAACATTACTTAGAATATTGTGAGGATATTCTAGCTAATGATAAATACAAAAACTGTGAGTATCATAAGAAACTATCTAAAGGAGAGATAGAACCTTATGAAATTCCTTCAAGTAAGCTAGCCGATGGATATGATTACACTCATCTTAGACGACTAGTGGATTACTTTGACCAACAAGAATTTTAAACAAGGAGATATCATGAAATTTAAATACATTATTGAGCATACTTATTCACATATGAAAGAGTTTGAAGTGCATAGTGATAAGGAATTAGATGATGGTGATATCATAGCATTATGTTGTGACCATCACGACAAAGGGTTTAAAAATGACAATGTTATAGTTAAACCTTTTGATGATGAACTACTAGATAATAACGAATGGGATATTAGAAAGGAGATAACTGACGATGTTGATTGAAAATAAAATACTCTACTATCTCAAACATGAGGTAGTAGATTACAAAAACTTAACAACTAAAGAACTTAAACAACTACGAAAACTGGTATGGACTTTGACATCTAAGATGCCTTGTCCTAGTCTATCAATATCAGCTTTTCTATGTAGAGTTGGAGACAAGCTATCCAAGATTAAGAATAGTGTTTGTTATTTCTGTTATGCTAGACGAGGTTTTTACCATATGCCTAATGTGAAAACAAAGCACCAACAAATGCTAGAGTTTATGAAATCTAAATACTTTGTTGATGTTATGGTGCAACTCAACTCAGAACTATCATTCTTTAGATGGTTTGATAGTGGTGATATTCAGAGTTTAGATATGGCAAACGATATCTTAGACATCTGTGAACAAACACCAAACTGCAAGTATTGGATACCAACCAAAGAGTACAAAGATTGGAAGACTATATTAAAATCCAGGTCTTTACCTAGTAATGTTGCTCTTAGGTTTTCAACACCAATGAACGACACACCACCACTAGACAAAGCACCACTAACTACAACTGTCTTTACATCTGAGGATAGTTTAGGTGCAGTTGGTACAAAGTGTGGTGCTAGTTACAAAGACAAGTATGAATGTGGCGACTGTCGTGCTTGTTGGGATACTAATATCAACAATGTCGCTTATGCTAAACACTAACAAAGGAGATAACTAATGGATAAAGATACTGTAGAAACTATTAGGAATATGATTGCCCAAGCATATAGAGACCTTGTAAAAGAATACGAGGCTAAGAAATGGAATAGTGTTGTCTATACTGTTGGTTACATTAATGGACTATGTTTAATCATCGGTAAAGACGAACTAAATATGTGGATATATGCTAGGTTTATAATAAAAAACAAATGGAAAAAGGAGATAACTAATGCAACAAGTAGCAATCTATAGAAACTTACAAAAGAACTGTTTGTCTATTCAATCTAGAGAACGAGAGAACTACGGAAAGATTATCGGTTATTGTAAATCGATATTCCTTAAACGTCCTAAGTTTGTTGTCAGAGAAAAAGGTAGACTAAGAGTTCTTAAAGAGGGTAGAAAGAATGTCCATGCTTTTGTCGTTGGTAGATGTCCAGACTTAAAGCTATGGAGTTGGCAAGATAAAGATATCAAAATGGGTGGTAACTCTACGACTAAAGTATTCTATGACCCCTACAAATATTCAACCTTTGTAGATAAGGATGGCAACCCAGTCTACAAAGCAAGAGCCGTACTGGTTAATACTAACTATATACAAGCCGATATTACAAATGTGATACCTATAAGAGATACAAAGAGAGGGTGTGCTTATAGGGTAAGAAAGGATATGAGTTATGGAACTAGAAACATTTAAGATAGCTTATCTATCTAATATGTTAAAGAAATTCTGCACTAATGAAAGCCTACCTTTTATGAGTGCCGATGACTTGTTACACGACCCAACAATAATCAAGACACCACTACAAACTAAGTGGTTACAGTATTATTCTAGGTGGTGGGACGAGTGTATTACTAACCCACAAACAAAGGAGTAAATCATGGGTTTTGAACGACAAGAACTAAGAGAAATTAGAGCCGAGCTTGAAAAAGCTATAAGCAGACATCAAGAGTGGCATAAACAGTTAGACATTAAGAGTATGAGTAAATACAACTTTAATGTTGGTAACTGTAGCTACACCGACTCTAAAGCTACATTCAAACTTGAAGTAACCATTAAGGGTGCTAAGAGTGAAGAAAGAGTAGCACTTGAAAAGAGTGCAGACTACTTTGGACTCGACCTTGAGAAGGATCATCCAGAGTGGATACTTGTAGGTTACAATCGTAAAGCTAGAGGATATCCAATACTAATGGAAAAGAAAAGCAATGGTAAAACTTACAAGTTTACTCTTGAGAGTGCTAAACAAATGTTCAAAAAGGAGGTAGCATAATGGAACTAGAAATGCTAGACAAAAAGGTATCAGATATAGTTGATGCCATTGGTCGAATAGAAACTAAGCTTGAAGAGTTAGAAGACAAGATAGATGATATCGAGGTCAGAATAGTAGCTAAGATTGAAACTGGTAACACAGAAATCAAAGACGAAGTTCATGATGTCTATGTAACTTGTGATACTATTGATTCCGAAGTGAAAAACATTGAGGGATACTGTTCATCTATCAACTCGAACATCGACCAACTGAAAGACTAATTGACTTTCGCTAGATTAATTATATTATAGTTAGTCTAGTGGGGTAGTGTCCTTTTTTATATATCCTTTGTGGCACTATCCCACTAGCCTAACTATAACTCGGTGATAGTTAGGTGGTATAACCCACACCGAAAAGGAGACGACACTATGTCACATATTGGAAACGATGCTTGGTATGAGCAACAAGAAGATAGTTTTTTAGAGGACTATGGCTCTTTAATTAATGTCATTCAAGAGTATCACCAGGTAATGGCTAACCAATCTGATAAGTCAGAGAATGAATTATCTTTTGAAGTTATCAAGGCAGCTTGTAAGTTATTTCCTAAATGGAAAAAGCTTTTACCTACTGAGATACTTGAGAAAGCTATGGATTTTTACGAAGACTATATGGAATCTGGTAGGTTTCACGATGGTAAATATAAATCTAAAGAGGGAGAAGAAATTCTACCTAGCTATTTTGAACCAAGGGATGTGTAACTATGGAGTTTATTAAGATACTTATTTGGTGGACATCCACAACTGTCCTAATATTCTGGGCATTATATTCACTACTATTTGGATTACTATAAGGAGACACTATGCCAATTAGAAAATGGGATAACCTACATGTTGTAACCCACAACGATATGTATATCATATCAGTAGGTTCTACGTTCTTGGGTAAACTTAAAGAACCATACGAGAACTTACTTCGTATGTTAGGTACACCAAGAGATGACAATACTAAGTGGGTCAGTTGGAGTTTACAATTCAACTCTGACCCTACATCGGTTGTGACTATTACATCATTAGACAAGAACAAGTCTGATGTATTTGACATGTCCAATTGGTCAATCAATGGTCACGACAAAAACTATTACGACAAGTTCATTACTAAGCTTAATCAATTTAAAAAGGAGGCAGTATGACTGTTGAAGAACAACTAAACCAAAAGCAGAAAGAGGTGCATAATCTTCAGATGAGATTAAAAAAGTGTGTTAAAGAACGAGATGCACTGAGAAAAAAAGCACCACTTAGAATGTACCGTTATGTTGTAACTGAAACTGTTACAAGTGAACGATGGATTGAGGCTCACTCTGATAAGGATGCACTACACGAAATACAACGAATGAAAGATGGTGCTATCGATTGGGACTTAGAACAACACGATTCTGAGGTAGTAGATGAAACATTATACTACTGTCCAGATAGTGGTGAAGGTCACGAGGAGGTGAAGATATGACTATCGAAGTAACTAAACAAGACTTGCGATGGGCAAGTGGTCACTATCTAGGCAAAACCTTGCCAATAAACTACGACCAATGGTCTGAGAAAAAACTTGATAAGTTTCTTGAAGACAATGCTTGGGAATTTTTTGAGTATTGCGATCCTAAGTTTATATGGGAGCAGATAGAATCACTTGCTTGGAGTATGAAATATTATATTAAGGAGGAGACATGAAAAGAAAATTTATAATTCGTTATCATAGAGACACATCTTTTGGTCAAGACTTATACATCTACGATATACAAGCTAAAGATTTGCGAGAGTTAGTTGTAAAAGTAAATGATTTTATAAAAGAAAAGTATCTTGATATCTGTCAAATAGAGAAAGTAGAGGAGGTAACATGAAACACAAACTACTAGATTTATTTTCTGGCATCGGTGGGTTTTCTCTTGGTGCAGAGGCTAACGGCATACCAACTGTAGCCTTTGTAGAGAAAGACCCATTCTGTCAGAAAGTACTACGTAAACATTGGAGTAACGCACCAATCATATCTGATATTAGAACAGTGAAAGGAGAAGATTATGAAACAGATGGAGTTACAATTGTCAGTGGAGGATTCCCATGCCAACCATTCAGTCAAGCTGGAAAAAGAAAAGGGACAGATGACGACAGATATCTCTGGGATGAAACTCTTAGAGTCGTTACCGAAACAAAACCAAGGTGGTTTATTGGAGAAAATGTTGACGGACTTGTTAACATCCAAGACGGCATGGTACTCAGACAAGTGCAAGATGACTTGGAAAAAGAGGGTTTCCAAGTCCAATGTCTTGTTATTCCAGGTTCAAGCATCGGTGCTTGGCACCAAAGAAAAAGAGTCTGGATCATTGGACACAATGTATCCAACACCATCGGCGAGTTGTCAGATGGATGTAGTGGCACCACCAGACTCAGTCCAGAAAAACAAGAGTGGATGGTCAGTCACTCGCAAGAATACAAAGACAAAGTTTGGGGCGAAACTAAACGATGTGATCAACAAACTGGATCACGAGGGGATGTATCCAACACCAATGGCGAGAGACTACAAGGACATGGGGTTCAAACCAACATGGAAGTGGAGGAGAGACAAGTCGGTTCCATCGGTAGCACTCAAGAACAATACACATGGTGGCAAACTGAATCCAAACTTCGTGGAGTTCCTCATGGGATATCCTACGAACTGGACAAAGATAGAGCCAATCGAATAAAGGCACTTGGTAATTCCATAGTGCCACAGATTGCCTATCAATTATTTAAATCAATAGTAACTGTAACAAAGGAGGACGATCATGAGCAAGTCTATTGGTGCTAAAAATAAAACTAAACAATCTAAGAAACCAGAGTATCTAGATAAGAACCATCCACTAAATAAATTTTTAAGGAGTATAACATAATGGATCCAGTATCTTTAATCATAGGACTAACAATGAATCTATATACTTTAAACAATATAGATTTCTTTCATCAACGATCTGCCAACAACAAGACTATGAACTGTCGTTGGGAATATATTGGTAAGAAAAAACCAGACCCACGGAACCCAAGCCTCACACTCTTGGGCAATGTGTATTATAAACAACACTGTGTGGAAAAGGAGACAGACTGATGACTAAAGAACTGTTTGCTTTATACCTAGTTTTCTCTACACCAACTGGTGTGGAGGAGAGGTTCGTTATGGAACGAGAGAACTGTAAGAACCTAGAACCGATCGTTGAACAAGAGTTTAAACGATTGAATATTAACCGAGATGAACATAGACAAACTGGTCACATGTGTATCGGTTGGAAGTATCATCTCATAAGACAAAAGCTACAAGGTAAAGATGTACCACCACCACAACCTACGTCTAGTCCTTGTAGGGTACCAATAGAAAGGAGTGAGTAATGATTGAACCAGTGATCATTAGCTTTTGGATAGAAATAAATTCACGATTGTATCACAAAACTATTCCAAAAGTTTACAACGAATGTGAACCTACAGTTTCTCAATTGTATGAACAGTATGAGAAATCTAAACATAAACTTGTAGCCGTAAAGTGTGATACTTTCCAGGACTACAAAACTAAGATGGAGTACTTCAATGGCAAAAGGTAACGGACATGATATGCATGAGGATGAGATTCTCTCTGATGTAGAGATAGTCTATGCATTAGCTAAGATAAAATACTTCAAAGATATGGTACAATTACTACCCATCAAAACATATTCTCAAGCAGATTATTATGATGCGGTCGATGCTATCTTTGACGATATATTTACAAACCCACTAACTAAAAAGGAGAAACAATAATGAAACTAGAAACTTTAAAACAAATAATGAGAGAAGTTATGGATCAAGTGCGAGATGGTACAGATGTAGATGATCTATCTGATCAAGAGATTGGTAAGTTAATTGACTATGCAATGTA